TTATTTGCCTTCGTACCACCAGCCTGACTTATTTTCATCCGATTTGACGCGTGTAAACACGGGTGAAACTACGCGTGCTGACGCGTGCTCAGGGGAAGGGAAGGAAAGGAAGGAAGGGAAAGGAAAGAATAGTCGCGTGACCGCGATTGATTTACCTTTTGAATCTGAAGATTTCGCAGAGGCTTGGAATGATTGGGTCGTCTACCGAAAGGAGAAGAAGAAGAAGCTCACACCATCCACGATCAAGATGCAGTTGAAGAAGCTAGGAAGTGTTGGAGAGATCAGAGCTATCAGGATGATTGCCTACTCAATCGAGAAAGGTTGGGAAGGACTCTTTGAAGAGAATGTCTCAAACGTCACGGCCATCAATCTGCCCTCCACTCAGATCTACCGCAAACCTCAAACCTCAGACCAATACGGGATATGAAAAATTACACCCAAGCAATGCCAGCGAACGAGAGCGCTGAGAAATCAGTCCTCTCAACCATGATGCACCATCCAAACCTCCACAAGCAGGCCATGGCAGATGGGATCGATCTTGAGTGCTTCTGGTTCCCAACGAATCAAATCATTTTTGAAGCCATCAAGGATACGGAGCGTGATGCCAATGGAGAAATCGACCTTGCCACGTTTGTTCCACGGCTGAATGACCTTGGATTGCTGGAGCGAGCTGGAGGTGCATCATCCATTGTGGATGTTTTTACGCACAACGTGACAGGAAGTGGTTGGAGCATCTGGTTGGAGACCCTGAAGGAGATGAAGGGACGCAGGATAGGCGTGGTTGGCTCTAGGAGCCTCTCTGAGGCGTCTGACAGTGCCGAGGCTATAGAGACTGCCAAAAACATTATTGAAGCCCTCACAGGGGCTGTGGAGAGCAAGAGCCGAACACAGAATGCAAAGCAAGCAGTCGGTGTTTTCTTTGATACATTCAAGGCCGACCATGCAGCAGGTGATTTGGTTGGAATGTCAACGGGATTGCCTGAGCTTGATGAGATCAGCGGTGGACTGAAGGGTGGTCAGTTGTGGGTCGTAGGCGCAAAACCATCACGAGGAAAATCCGTGCTGATGATCCAGTTTGCCAAGGAAGCAATCGAACAAGGTAAAGTAGTGGGTATCTTCTCACTGGAAATGACCACCCACGAAGTCGTAAGCAGATTGATTTGTTGCATGGCACGAGTGGATTACGGTGTGCTTACCACCCCAAAGTCGGCATCCAAGTCAGACCTTGATAAAATCAAACGAGCGTGTGAAACACTTGCAGAATCCAAGCTCTACATCGACTCATCAGCAAACCAGACCATGGCCTCAATCGAGGCAGAGTGTCAGCGCATCAAAGATCTTAACGATGGTCAGATTGGATTGGTTGTGATCGACTACCTACAGATCATCAGATCTCCCAATAAATCGAGCAAGTCGAGAGAAGAAGAGGTTGCACACAGCTCAGGTAGCTGCAAGCAGCTCGCAAAGCATCTCAACTGTCCAGTGGTGACCGCCACACAGCTTAACGAGCAAAATCAGACAAGAGAATCAAGAGCGATTGAGCAGGATGCTGACTCACTGTTATTTATTTGCGACGATGGCATCAAGATTGGCAAAATGAGAAATGGCAAGCGAGATACGGTCATGAGATTGCTCTTGAATGGAGCAAGGCAACGCTTTGAATAAATTTGTTGACGACCTCAAATACACACGCATAACAAATGCACATGGAAACAGAAGCAGAAAACAAACCGTCCGAACTTTCTAAGCTGCGGGGAACCGACCACGAAGGATTCAGAAGAATGATTCAGAGAGCAGTAAAGCGGATGGAGTGGAGGATGAAATACCGCCCAAGCACCTCGCTTTTCGCTGAAAAAACAGAGCAGTAGTTCTAACTTTTCAGGGTAGGAACTTGGCCTCAGTGGAGCAATCTGCTGGGGCTTTTTCGTGCTTGGATGAAATTATTTTTGCTATGCAAGCCTTATGGAATAAGGGATTGGTGGGAATGATTCTTTTTTCTGCAAAATAATGTGGACACCGATAAGGTGATGCCATAGGTTGATTCCAGTCAGCCAACGCTGACGCAACAAACCAAATACAATGACAATCGGAACATTAACAAATCAGGGAGTTTATCTCGGTATGCAAGGCAGACTTGCACGATTTGAGAGGAACCTTGGAGAACGCACTACAACTATCCTGTGCTCACCAACACTAGCTCATGTCATCTCACAAGAAGACGAGGACGCTAGGTTAAAGCTTGAAGAGGACTGGATTGGCCAAGGGCCATGGTATCAAGCCGTACTGCGTGGTGATGAAGCACGATCCGCGCTCTCATCGTTCAAACAATCCTTTGCAATCTAACTCTCCTATAAACAATACACACATGAAAACAAAAGAAGCAGCAATCAGCCTAGCAAAAAACCGCGTATCAGGAATGTACCCAGTCGGCCACCAGTGGAGGTTCACACGGTGGTGCAGTGATTTTGCGGCATGGAGCGAGTCCAACACGATGGATTACTTCAAGTCCCGCAGCAGCATGGCTCAGGAGCGCATCAACATCGCAAGGCAGGAACTAGGAATGACGGAACGTACCTACTACGGTGGAAGCTGGGAAACCTACGTTTGAAAGATCGAAACCACGAGAGTGGTCTGCTGGTAATTCCAGTACTGACGAGATCAAATCAACCAACTGACAATAATATGAAAATGAAAATGACGAAAACAAAAGAAGTAGAACTCTCATTCTGCGATGACACTCCGCTGTTCTTTGACAAGGACGGGATCAAGCCAATGCTCTATGTTGATGGCCGTTTCTTCAAGTACGACGAGGAGCAACTTGTAATACCTTGGAGCAAACTATTCAGGTGTGCTACAGATTCATGCGCCTGCCATGTGGACGAAGCAAACGAAACAATTATTCAACTAAGGGCATTGGCAGATCGATTGGAGAAGTGGCAGATCAAACCAGAAGATTGATAACCCTAGTAAGTTAGTAATGATTAGACCTCAGGAGGGAAACCTTCTGGGGTTCTTTCTTGAATAACTCGACAAGCAGTCAGCGATTCTTAAAGTCCAAGTGAAAAGGCTCTCAATATGTTTTATGGATCAATTTGATTTTTTGATTTATTTGAATATCAGTGGATGATTTCCAAAGTCCAAGTGAAAAGGCTCTCAATAATCAAATCAATTTATTTTCACTTTGCGCTCCCCATAGACTCAAGTGGTATGTCCAGAGTCCAGAACGAATGCAGAACCAGAGCCAAGGCAAGAGGTCGGACCGAAGGAGACACGGAACCATTGGAGAGACACAAGGAGAGGCAAGCATAGAGGCAGGAGGGAAAGCAGGAGACAAGGTAGGAAAGCGACAATAAAAAAGGGGAGCAGTAACAAGTACCACCCCCCCATGGATTCCTAGTCGGTCTTATGACAAAATCATGAGGATGATTCTGAGCCAAGCCAAAAACAAAAATAGGAGAATAACCCACTCAATGAATTTCGAGATCATGCGTGAAGCAATCCATCCGGTTGCAAGACAAAGCCTGTGGAATCGATCTTGCCTTTGCCCTTGGCTTTCAGGCCCACCACGACGCCACGACGGTCAAGAAATCTCAAATCGTCAGAATCGCCGTCAATAACTTGGAATCCCTCCCATTTAAGCGGAAGCTTGTCGGCAAAAACAATTGCGACATTGACTTGGGACTGAAGCATCGCGACCAATTCTAGACGTGTTGAAACTTCGCTTCGTGAATAGGTTAGCCAATAATTGCTTGGAAGTAGACCCGCAGCGAAATTGCACGCTCTTTCCTCACTTTTTGTATAGTCGTACCACTGAACGCCTTGGAATGAATCGAAAATATTCGACCCTCGAAACTTGATCTTTTCCCATGGCAGATCTGAGGTTAGATTGAGGCGAAAACAAGGCGTCATGTTTTTTCTGGTCGCTGAACGAATGGCGCTTTCCACTTCATCCCAAAGCATCCCGAGGAAACAAGTTTTGTCCGTGAAAAACAAATGGGTTTTCTCAATTCGAGCTTTTTGGACCGATGACATGGCACCACGTCCCGCAGTGTTCAAACAAGCCGCCGCGCATCCCTTGCTTGCATCCTTGCAGACGTTAAAGCCTGACAGATTGGACGGTGCTAGGTGGATTCCATACGTGATGAATCCGCGCTTTTCGCCTTTACGTGTTTTCGCGTTACCGCTATTTAATAGTTTCATTTTTTCGTTTTGTTTGAATTTCTGATAGTCTCGTCAGGCCGGACATGATCCGACGACGCCCGAAGGCGTTTCGACTTTTTAGCGCGTATGGGAAATTAATTGTATCTTGCCTAGTATCCGCGCGAGTGACTCAACGGCTTTATTGTGAGATTTCGTGTCGATACCACTATGGTAAATTTCCACCTTGCTAGTTTTGACGGCATAATAGACTTGCCGACCAGTGCGAGCTTGCAAACGTTTTGACCATGCTTTGACCTTTCGGCAAGTTTCCTCGTAGGGGATGGGTTCGTTTGCGTTGTAAGTATAAGCCGGCTTTGTTTCCATTGGTTCACTTGGTTCTGTTTTTAAGTTCCAGCTTTACGGCCTTGGCAGTCTCTCCCCGCCATGACGCGGCATTGCTTAGGAAATAAAGGACGACGGTTTTTCCCGTGTCATAGCCGAGGGAACTCTTGACGCTGTTAAGCGATCCCATGGCCTCAAGATACGGCTTCGCGGCATAATTTACTTTCTTCCAGTCTTTGCGGATGATGGCGGCGATTTCTGAGATTGATTTAGTTTCTAAGTTCATGGGGGCAAACGGTTGGATGGTCATGATGGGTTAGAAGCTGGAAACAATGATTCCGGTCGAGTGTTCAATCAAAACACCGTGGCACTCGATAAACTCGCGGATCTTTTCAAGCACTTCATCCACTTCAAAACTTTCAGGAGTGAAGCCGAACTCTTCCAAGGTTTTCTCATGGCTTCCAAAGTAGGAATCAGACCAAGAGATCAAATCGTCGTATTCCGAAAAATCACAACGAATGGAAACACGGTCAAATTCCACTTCTGTTCCGGTGTCGTTTTCAAGCTCTTCGAGGTATTCAACAATCGCGTGCGCTCCGGAATAGGTCCAAGATGCGTCGGGATCGTTCAGAAGTTCGTGGGCGGCTTGTGAAGTGGTCAATGTAGTTTTCATGTTTTCTAGGTATTGGTTTGTGGATTCAATGAATGATGTTTTTCAGAACGATCAAGATTGCAATGTAAGACGCGCCGAGGAAAGCGCACAAGGGGATTGCCAGCCATGCCGGAGGATTCACGAGGATTTCAGGGAGTTTCATTTTCGTTTTATTGGTTTGGATTGTCCCGCAATCGCGGAGACGAGAGGACTATTGCATGAGGATTTGACCAGCGCAAGGATTATTTTGTAAAATAAATAAAAAACTTTCTCATGTTCATACGAGCACGTGAGGAGCTTGGGGTATTTTATGAGACAATGACACCGGGAAAGGATTGCAAGCGATCCTAGGGCTATCCTCGGGACAATGAAAGGTACCTGACAGAGTCGGGAGTTCAAGCGGGGATATTGGCCATGTTTCTTGTGAAAAGGCACGAGGTTTTGAATAAGGGGCAGATGGAGTGAGGGATGGAATCGGTGCAGGCTCTCAATAGAAAATGCCAATCGCACGCGCATGGCTTCCTCGTCACCTACCACCCGCCCCTTATCACCCATTGACCATGTCTATTCTTGCCTTGCCATGTCGGTTTTAAGCGCCCCTCTCATGTTCCACAAGCCATCGTTCATAAGTGATTGAAAACAAGCATCTCCCCGTGGAACGTAACCACGTATTATGTGTATTGTAACAAGTTGACCCCAAATAAAATTGACGATGTGCATACGCGATAGGCGGGGGGCGGGGGTCAGTTTTTTTTCCACCATTGAAATGGTCATGGTTTAACTACCCCCTTAAAAATTATTGCAATCGGCCACTCTACCCCTTCTCTACCCCTGACTCTACCCCACACACCCGATTACAGTCCAAGCGTCTCTACGTCGATCCTGAGAGCATTTAGAGGCATCCTGCATAAGTCCCCTTGACACGTTGCAAATTATCTTGCAGTGAATGTCCCTATGCGTGGAGATTCATATCAACTACAGGGTCAGATGGGTGCTGTTACGGCAACTGGTTCTACGACTATTACGGGTAACTTTCGATGGGTGCTTGTTGCGGCTGATACCGTTATCACGAGCATGACTGGAAATGTTCTTGGTGCTGGCGGTGCTAATCCAAACACTTCTCTTGCTGGCATTACGTTGCCTGCTGGGTTTGGTTTCGGTGGTATCCTTACGAGCATCACGATCACTTCTGGCACTATCTTGGCTTACACCCTGTAATGTCTCAATTCCGCTCAGTGGGTGGACTGGACGAGCCGATCTATGAAGACGTAGATCGTGGGTTCCGTGCCGTCAATCAAAGGCTTCAGCTTAACCAGCTCCAAGAGTTTGAGGTTCGTGAGTCCTTGAATGGTCGGATGGAGGGCTACTGGAAGCCCCGCAAGGGTGTGGTGGAGAAGACTGCGGCCCTGACCACTGGTCAAACTCCATTGCAGTTGCCATTCTATTTGGTTGGATCAAGCGTATTGATTACTGCTGCCTCTGTGACTGCTGGTGTTGTGACGCTTACTACCGCATCAGCTCACGGTCTGACCAATGGCTCCACGTTGAATATTGCTGGGATTGAATACACGGACGGCACTGATCCAAATGGCGTTTTCACGGCAACTACTGCAAGCGGATCAAGCATTACCTATCCACTGGTTGGAGGTGTTGGCCCATATACGGTTTCCGCTGTCTCTCCAGTCTCCGAGGTAATCACATCCACTTCCAAGACTATTTCCGATGTGGCGGTTCCTGTCACGGGGACTGTGCGTCTTACTGTCACGGCCCACGGGTTTGAGGCTGGAAGCTCTGGGTGGGCTACGATTGCAGGACTGGCCACTTCGTTCAACGGTAGTTACCTGCTAACCTATTTCGATGCCAATACGCTAGACTACACGATTGCTGGGGTGACTACAGCTCCTACAGACAAGGATGGAACACTATCCCAGATGGTCATCAATGACGTTGCCAATGCTAACGTGAGGGCTTCTTGCCTATTCAGCGATCCAAACACGAACAACAAGGAGTTCATCATCGTTGCGATGGATACCGTGGCTAAGAAGATCGATCTAGCTACCCTTGCCATCACGGACATTCCCTACCCATCAGGTCAGGCCATTGGCGTGGATGGAGAGATGATCCAGCTATTCGACAAGGTGATGTTGTTCCGCGATGGTCAGCAGGCACTTGAGTGGTATCCAAACGGAAGACCTATTTTATCAGCGTCACAAGCTGGAACTACCACCGTGACTATCTCAGTGCGCGAGCATGGACTGTTAGTTGGCACGAGCATTACGATTGCTGGCCTTACTGGTGGAACTCCTGCCAATGGTGCGTTTGCAGTTGCGTCAGTAGTCGATCAGGACACTTTCACCTATGTGTTTACCACTAGCCAGACGGTTACCTTTGGAACCACTGTAGGCACTGCCACTGACGGATTCACGCTTTCTCCGGGCGGTGCTTATACCCAGCCTCAGACGTTTAACATCACGGCAAAAGACGTAGACGTTGCAAGCGGACTTGTTACAGCAACAGTAGTCGGAAACGTCACCATTAAAATTGGAGATATTATTGTCATTCGTCAGACCGCAACTGCTGACTTCGCTGAAATGCTTGGGAAAGAATACCAAGTGACTGAGGCAACAACTACCACTATTAAGTGGTATGCGCCTGTAGGCAATTACAACACGTCAAGTTCGGACATATTTGAGTTCGGTGGTAGATTCAGCGTAGGAGGTGGATTCATGCACCAACCAGCCGCACCTTGGGGTATCCACTTCCAAAGAAGGCTCTGGGTTCCATATTACTACGACCAGTCAGGCCCATTCAATGCGCCTACCTACACCAGCAGGAAGATCACTGACGAAATCTCTGTCTCAGACATTCTCGATACGACTACCTTTGACCAGATTGAAAACCAATTCCGAATCAGCGGTGGTACGGCAGACTATGTCGTCGGCATGCACGGGTTCTACGATGACGCACTAGTTGTCCTGAACAGAAACAGTCTCCACCTTATTAAGGGTACGCTCGGAAGCCTTCTTGATTGCACAGTTAAGGAACTCACGTCTGAGATTGGATGCCTTGCGCGAAAGTCTGTCGTAATGCGTGGCAACACAATGATGTTCCTATCGGACGATGGCGTGTATTCACTTGAATTCCTCAACGATTATAACCTTCGTGGGTCTGAGGAGCCAATTTCCAAGAATATCCAGCCCTACATTGATCGAATAAACAAAAACTTTGCCGCAGAAGCAGCTGGAATCCTGTTTGATAACAGGTACTACCTTGCCGTGGCACTTGATTCATCGGTTGGAGCCAATGATGCCCGTGGAAACAACTCAATTCTTGTTTACAACTTCAAAAATCAAGGGTGGGAATCATTGGATACCTATGGTGACTCACGCTTTTTGATTAAAAACCTGCTAACTGGTGGTGCTGGGATCAGAAATGAGCTGTACGCGGTGACTCGCAACGGTGGATTGCACCAAATTGATGCCACTGAAAGCTCTGTGGATCGACTTAATGTTCAAAACGTAGGTGGAGAACTTATTACTCCGACAATCAATTCCTCGCTAACGACCCGTGGGTACGATCTAAAGACGATGGAGCGCAAAAGGTTTACGGATGCTCAGATTCTGATGCAGAACCTTGCTGGTGCTACTGGTGAGTATTCGATTTCATTTGCAGCAGAAGATCCTGACAACGCATCCCAGATTGGGACTACCACACAGTTTCTAGGAGGGGAAATATTGTCCCCTAGTTCACCGAATGAAGCCGAAACAGCAAGTATTCGATGCAGACTAGCGGGAATTAGAGGGTATACAGGAACTCTTATCTTGACACGAACCATTGGTTCTCCTAAGATCAATTCAGTAAAGGTCGCTGGATCAGTGACAAATAGACAAATCATTTCACAGAAATAAAAACATGGGCGCAATTGATACGACATACACATTTACAGCTACTGATACAATCACTAGCACGAAGATGAATAACATCATCGACCAGACAACGTTTACAGATGACGCTGTGTTTGATACGACTCTTATTGTTGCGGCTGGTAAGCTGAAGGTTAATGCTCAAGGAATTACTTCTAACGAGCTGGCTGAAAACGCTGTCAAAACAATTGCAATTGAGAATGGAGCAGTAACACAAGCAAAAGCATCAAATATGCTAATGCCTGCTGGAGCGGTTGTGCCATTTGCAGGGGCGGCGACTGGCGTTCAAACTGGTTGGCTGTATTGCAATGGGCAAGCCGTTAGCAGAACTACATATGCAGCATTGTTTGCCGTGATCTCAACTGCGAATGGGGCAGGAGATGGATCAACCACATTCAATGTCCCTGATCTTCGTGGTGCATTTATTCGTGGGTGGGATGATTCAAGAGGACTTGATCCGGGTCGTACATTTGCTACTTATCAGGCTGATGCTTTTGCAAGTCACACTCACCTTGTAAAGGAGGGCGCCGTTGGTGGTGGTGGTTCTGGTGAGACATTGGCATCTGGTGATGATTTTACCAATAATATTGGAGCTTATAGCACCTCTATCGCAGCAGGTGGCACAGAAACACGACCAAAAAACTACGCTCTCTACTACTGCATCAAGTATTAATGAATCCAATTCATTCAGTCATATCCATCTATAAAGAGAATTCCATTGACTTTAATTACGAGATTGAGTTTCACCTGCTAAACGGAATTGTATTCTCTGATGACAAGACGTTCATGTTCGCCATCCCATGCGATTCTGAAAATCCAGAGACTCCAGTGCCGATTGACAATGCAAACTGCATCTTTATCTCAATGCTGTCAGGTGACATGAAACACGCAATGGAGGTATTTCAAGACAGATTTGACTTTATCGCATTTAAGAGACAGTTTAAAAATTCAAATCATACAAGATTCTATTCTTACTCGCAATTTCACAAAAAACTAAAATAATATTATGGGATCGAAGCCTAAAATGCCATCACCAACAACCCCAGACTACGCGAAGGCGACAGGTAACATTCTGGGTGTTTATGAATCAACTACTCCAAGAGTTCAAGCGTTTGAGAAGACAGCTAGAGAAGGATATGGAGCACTAAATCTTGGTGATATTGCTGGTTCGATGTTTGGAATTGGTGGGGAGCAAGGAATTATTGGTCAGACAGGTCAGGCAGCAACTCAGGCACAACAACAAATTCAAGGTCTTCGTGCTGGTGAGTACGGATCGATGACGGATCAGGCAGGTGCTGTTCGCGGGCTTCTGGGAGAGATGTCTCCAGAGGCTCAACGCATGATGCAGTTGCAATCGGCACAGGCTGAAGAAGCGTACGCTAGATCACAAGGGTTGTCACCTCAAGAGCAACGATCGGCTCAACAAGGAGCTAGGGAGTCATTTGCATCTGCTGGAAGGCTTGGTGGCAATGCTGCGGTAGCATCTGAAATTCTAAATCGTGAGTCTTCACTTGCAAATAAAAGATCCGAAGCCGCTAACGCAACATCAAGAGCGTATCAAACTGCTCAAAACTATTACGCACCCGCCCAAGGACTTCTTCAAATGACTCCTGCTGGAATGGCGTATGGTCAACAGTATGCAGCTCAAGGACAAGCACAACTTGGACAGGCAGCACCAAAACTATTTGATTATGCAACTGGATTTGGTATGGAGCAAGGAAGAGTGAAGGCTCAGGATGCTTATAACCAAGCTAAATATCAACAAGACCTTCAGAGATATCAATCGACAGTCGGAATGATTGGAACTCTTGGTGGCGCTGCTGCTGGATTCGCTGTCGGTGGGCCAATGGGAGCAAAGATGGGAGCGCAATTAGGTGGTGGGCTAGCAGGAGGAATGGGTGGTTCAAGCACAGGTGGTGGATACAGCTCCATTACTCCAGAGAACTTCTCCACGGCACAGTCATACAAGGGAATCTTTGGTTAATCAAACATACTAATATAAAATTATGGCACTTTTAGCACAAGGATTTGACCCGAGTGGATACACTCCAAGTTACGCTATTGCAAATGCAGCTAATCAAGATTTGTTTAATAGGCAAGTCGCTGCACAACAAGAAGTTCAAGGAGCAATTACCGATTACGAGAAAGAACAGAAAGCGTTAGCCCAGAAGGACAAGGAGATGGCGGCAAAGATCAAGGGGACATTGTCTCTGCTTGATAACGCTAAGGCGCTTTACCCTGATTTTGCTCAACAAATTGATTCTACCAAACTTCAGCTAAGTGATCCATCACTATCCAACTTGGATAAAATTGGGATTGCTGGAACAGTAGGCGACAGTCTCAATCTAATGACTCAATATGGAACTGAGGGGGCCAAGACAAGACTCATGAATGCTCAGGCTATTGAATCTGCTGGGGCAAGAAGAGTTGCTCCATCATATGAAATGAAGAAAGCCACCATTCCAACTTCAGAGGGTAACATTGAGTACGAACTTCCTTGGGACAGTAAAGCTGGAAGATTTTATGACCCAAGCACTTTGACTCCTATTAAGGATCTTAACAAATGGTATCAAAATGAATCAGGGTGGGAAGCTGGCCCAAGATCGACAAGTTCAATTGACTCGACTAAAATTAAAGCTACTGCATTTGGACAACCGGAATACGATCCAACTACTAGGCAAGAAATCGCTAGCGGAAGAATGGCACAAGTTAAAGGCGACCCAAGCATTGGATCTAGCGGTATCAGGTATCGCGGATTGGAAGACAGCCTCCCAACAGTGGCTACCAAAGATTACCCAGCGGGTTCTGTTTTGAATGTAAAAAGCAATCTATTCCCAGAGGGCAGGCAGTTTGAAGTAGCAGGAACTGGGCCTAAAGGCGGGGTACTTGACTTTTATGCCTCTAATAAATCTGATTACGACAAGTTGGCCGGACAGCAAATTAGTGGCATTGATTTGGTAGATCAACCACAACCACGAAGCCGTCAAGGCGCAATTGAGTCCGCAGCAGCAATGAATCGTCCAGTAACTCAAGAAGAGCAAGCTAATGCCATTAGAGTTGCGGCTGAAAGTGCTGACAGGGCGACTGCTAGTACTGGTGTACCAGCAATGCCAGCCACAGGTGATGCTGTTCCAATTGGAGGTGCTCAAGCCTCAGCACGGCCAGCTCCAAGAGCAGGCGGGAGACTAGTACTCAGTGATGAGCAAAAACAAGCTAGATCGGCCAAAGCAGAAATCAAGGCTTATCGGCAATCGCTTGAAAACTATGGTGTAAATGTGCCAGAAGCAATGAGCAAGGGTATAGGTGATGCCGCACTTTCCGATAACTCAGCAGAGTTAGCAGCTTATGCCCAATCATTAAAGGAAATGGCAGATGAGGCTGGCAAGGCAAAAACATCCCTAGCTCCAATTGCTGAGAAGGAAAGACTAGATGTCGAGAAGGCTGCGAAAGCCGCCAAAGAGCTCAAGGCGCAAGGAGAGCTATCCAAAGGAGTAGCCTTTAGATATGTTGACGAGGCAAAAGAGATTGTAAATCGAAATCCTTCAACTGGTCTATACAGTTCCGCAGCGAAACTTGTTTCTGGATATTATCCTCAATCGGATCAGGCAAGACTTAATGACGTTGTAGATGGTTTACGCGCTGTTGCGAAATTCGATTCAATGCAGAAAATGAGAATGGCTTCTCCAACTGGAGCTACTGGTCTTGGTCAGTTGTCAAACGCAGAAGGTCAATCTCTTGAGAAGAAATCCACATTGATTAGATCGTCTGGCAAACCGACTGACATTGTTAAAGATCTGGACAGTTTCAAGACAGATATGTTGGATACTGCTCACGGTTCAAGAACTCAAAGACTTACCATGCTGCAAAACGGGGTTATCACGAAGGAGCAATTCAATCAGGCCGAGGCTGATTATCCAGCTCCGAAACTTTTGTCAGCAGCCGACACGTCATTGCTAACTCCTCAGTCAAGAAGCGTTATTGACAAAGTTAACGGTAGATAATTTTATATGATTGATAATATTCCACAAAATAAAGATCTTCAGGAAGTTCAAGATGCCATCAAGCTGGCTAATTCCCAACTTGAACAAGCTAAGCTGAGCAATAATGCTGAGTTGGTAAATGAGATCACAGGTGATCTTGACTCCCTAAACAACATCTTCACCGCTACTGAGGCACAACTTCTTGACGCAAAAGACAAGGACAAAAAAGACTCGCTTAACTTCCTTGCGTCGGAAAGAAGAATGGCTGGGAAAAAAAGATCCGAATATCTTGATGAAATTGGAGGATTAGCTAATGCAAATGAGGAGCAATTAAAGACTTATGCTTCGATGTCTAGCGATCCTCCCACCACCAATAGTGAGATTCACAGTCATTTGGCTAGAGTACTGGATGCCTCTCTTGACAAGGTCGATGTTGCTACTGGTCTTGACGGGAAAAACAGAAAAAACCTATCATTTCTTCAGAATCCAGAAGAGAAGTTGCAATACCTAAAAGAGAGATTCCCAAATGGTGTTGAGCAAATCAATATCACTGGTACTCCAGCATACGCGCTTAAAAAACAGGATGGAGGATGGTTATTGGCTGACGAGCTTGGAACTTCCGTAAAGGACTTTACTGCCGACATTATTGGCACAGCTATTCCTACAGCAGTTGGAGTTGTAGCTACAGTAGCAGCAGCAAGACTTGGCTTGAAAAATCCATCTGTTGTGGCGAACGTTGCTCAGTCTGGAGCTGGCTTTGTGCAAGATGTATTTGCAAGAAAGGCTTTGGGCCTTGATCCAAAACTTGGAGATGCGGCAATGTCTAGAACTGGTGAGGCGCTGACAGGTATGGCAATTGATCAGGCATCCAGATTGTTGATTCAGCCATTGGCAAAACGTATTGGGGAGCCTCTCAAAAATGAACTAGCCAAGAAGGTTGATGAGGCAAGAACAATTCTTAAGGAGAAGGGCATTGAGACTACTGCTCCAATATCCTATCTGTTTGGGGCTAGACCGTTGCAGAAGCAGAAGCAATTGATGGGTAGAATGGAAGATGCATGGATTGGCACTGGCCCAACAAGAGCGGCACAAAAAACAGTTGATGCCTTGAGTACATTTAAGGAGTCAATTACTGGAGTGCCCACCAATGTGTACGGATCGGCTATGGATGTATTGAAAACGGAATCTGATAATCTTGCAGATCTTGTCGCAAAGTCCAATGTTGACGCTGGAAATGTGGTCAAAAGCGTTTTGAACAAAAGGTTGATGGATACATCGGTAGAATCTGCTGATAGAGAGATGATCGGAACTGGAATCAGGGGTCAACTGGAGACCGCGCGAACACAGCTCAAGCAAATCAAAGATAGTGCATATGGTGACTTTTACGTCAAAGCGGAAGGTTTGACTATGACCCCAGCCGAAGTCGCGAGACATCTGGAAGAAGGGGCGAAAATGAACTCTAAGCAATTTAAGAATACTGGTATCGACAGATTGGTCGAAGAGTACAAAGCCAAACAAGGTGATGCCCTTGAGGCAATTAGACTGAGAGATGACCCAACTATTATTAAAACCCCAGAAGTTCAAGAGCAAATACGCAAACTCTCAGAGAGCGGTGCAGTCCTGTCCGCTTCGGAAGTTGACGATGTGATCAAGATGGCTAAGGAGAGCATCCCAGAAGGCGGTTCATTCGCAACTGGTAGCACTCCACTGGTAGTGGCTGAAGGTGCTTCTTCCAACCTGAGAAATGTTCAGAGGGCTAAATATGCTGAAGAAGGTATTGCCGAACAATGGGATAGCGCAACAGCCGCATACGATCAAGCCTTGGCTGGTAGCCGTGGTCTAAATGCTAAAATCCTCAAGACGAAACTTGGAGAACCAACCATGACTGCCACAACGGTAGTCGATAGCACACTCGCAGATCCTCAGCATATCAGGGATGTAATAGACTTGGCTTCAGCGACAGATCCAGCAGCAGGCCAGCAAGTAAGAGAAAGCTTGAAGAAGGCGTACCTTACTAAAATCGGGCTTGTTACTAATGCCGCCACCAAACCTGAATCTCTTGATTTTGATGAGAAGATTGTTAATACGTTGTGGGGGGTTGATCCAACAGGGAAAACCAATCCATTGCTTGGTAACAACATGGTCGAAAAGATGAAAGATCTTCAGAAATCATTTGCTGATAAAAAACTAAATATGTCAAATATCAAAGCAGAGGATGTTGATGACTTGTTCTTATCGTTAAACGATGCTGAAAAACTGCAAATTAAAGAGCGAATTATTAAATCATCAATGGCCAAGCAGGAGCAAGAGGACTTCGCCAACAATGAATTGATCAAGATCGCTAAATCTGGAGACTTTGATGCGCTCGATGGTGATAACTTTGCAAAGGCGATGTATAACGCCAAGGTGTCGGATGTCGCTAGCGTGATGAAAAGAATGCCAGCAGCTCAAAAAGCATCGTTGCAAGGTGACTTTGTGGCTCAGTTGATGAGAGATCTTCCGTCAACCACTACAGCTACTGGTGGCAAAACGATTTTCAATGGAGGAAAGTTCTTGAAAATGCTTGAAGGCGCAGACGGAAAGATCATTGAGGGTAGGATTAAGACTGTGATGGGCAAGGAATTCTTTGACACATTCAAAGCTGCTGCGACTATGGCTGATGTTAATCACATTCCATTACAAAACCTTTCTGACCCAGCCGTGAAGGCATCGCTAAGTGAGGACAGGCTAAAGCTTTTCGGTGTTGGGAATATTCTTGGATGGGGACGTGATAGATTTATGTCTGGTGCTCATGGATTGAATATTCTTGTTCCGTTCTGGAAGACTATGGCTAAAGACGTTGGCCCAGAGCAAACCACAAAAAACTTCAAGAACTTCTATAATACTGCTATTTCTGGACGTATTGGAATTACTGCACTTGCTCATGCTGGAAGAAATGACCCTGATTTCAAACAAAACATTAACGACTTTTTGTATGGGAGATCTCAGGAAGATGCTAGTTATGCAAACAGAATGAGAGCAAATATCCCGTCTCAGCCTAAATAATGGCTTGCAAAGATTTATGTTGATCTGTTTGATTTTTCTATTCATAACCATCCTATGCCGAATATTGAAAAGCTCGCTGATCCATCAAGCAATGAATGGTTCCAAGAAGTATTGGACAGGGCTAAGGCTCATGGTGATCGCAAGCGAGTTGAATACTGGAACCCACAAGGGGCCGCAAAGGCTCTCTGGGGGCTTGCACAGGGCAAAAGCTACTCTGCTATAGCCAGAGAGACTGGGATCGATAGGAAGACCGTCAGGGAGCTTGAATGGAGGCATGAGGACACTCTCGAAACTAAGCGCAAAGACTTTTCGCGTAAATACGCAATTGCTGCGGAGGAATACACTGACTTGCTATTCCAGAAAGCAGAACAACTTGCCGATGATCCAGATCAACTGAAGAACATCTCCCCTGACAGACTGGCGTTAACGGTCGGCATTATGACTGATAAGGCTACGCAGCTCGCTGGTATGGCTGGTGTGGTGATTGAGCATCGCAAGGGAGCATCTATCGAGGATGCAGCCATTATGATTGCACAGGCTAAGGCGAAGATCGCATCACGGGCATCAACTGTCATCATCGACGTACCATGAAGTGGCGTTCCCACCAGATTCTGACTCCTCCCTCCGAGGATGAGATTGCAGAGATGGAACCAGAGGATTTGGTTCACCTTCACCAGATCTATCACGAGGCGATTGAGAACGCTGAAAAAGATCCATTCCGCTACGGATTCCGTCTACCTCACTGGAGCAAGGCTGAAGAACAATTGTCGGAAGTCACTGAGATTGTGGCACTTGGAGGCAACCGTTGCTTAGCACCAGAACAGGAGATCTATGATCCAGTTGCTAAGAAAAGCACCCCTGTTTCAGAAATTACTTCTGAGTTTCATGTGCTAGCTTGGGACGGGGAAAAACAGATTCAATGCCGTGCTCTACGACCATTTGTAAAGACTGTTGCCAAGACATACCAAGTCCTTCTAGGAAACGGTGACTCGTTTCAGTGTTCGGCGGAGCACCAAGTTTCAACTCCTTTTGGATGGCGTTCCGTAAAAGACATAGGCATTGGCGGCGTAGTCTCAGTTCTGGAGAAAGAGTCATTGGATTCTTGTTCTTCTGGCCATCACGCATTCTCTTTTTTCCTTCCTCACTCCATTGTGGGACCTGCCCTTTCAAGGTTACGGCTAAATGCTTTGCGTTGGATTCAAAGACTTCTAGATTCTCTGGACGATTGTCAGTCTTCACGCCGTTTTTGTGATGGACAACTTCCGTCTTTAGTAAGAACCGACCCAACTGTTCCTCCATCACCAGACGATGCTCCAGAATATAATGGGTGTGTTTCTTTGCATTCGGGTGACCAAGAGAGTAGATCTCTACATAGCCGTCCTTATTCAGGGTCCTCCCACCTTTCCAACCCTTATGAAGAGATCCGCTACGAGGACCACTCCGAGGCATTGGAATCTTATGTTTCTTACAGAGCTTTGAAACCCCAGCCGTTGACCACCGCTGCCCGCATCTTTCAAGTACTAGGTCGGAAATTTCTTGCAGTGTTTTGCCTTGTGCGATCAGTTCCTTTAGCTCGTCGCCCGATACAATGTGTTCTAAGATTGTTCTCATGTGCGCTCATTCAACCCAAAGAAACGATTGTTGTCAAGGTTAATGATAAACAAGTAAGCGAGATTTGGGATATTGAAGTTCCTGAAACTGGTAACTACTTCATTGGAAACATCTTGCAGAAAAACTCGGGCAAAACCCAGTGGGGGGCATTCTCCATTGTCCGTGCGGCAGTAGAAAACCCAAACTCTGAGATCTTTTGTTTTGCTCAAACGTCCGAGGTATCTATCCGTCAGCAACAGAGTGCCGTGTATGATTGGCTACCAGCGGAACTAAAGACCAAGCAAACATCTGCGGGTGCTTACATCAGCTACACGAAAAAGAACGGATTTACTGACGGCAGTTTGATCCTTCCTAACGGTTCCCAGATTATTTTCAAAACGTATTCTCAGTATCAGAATAACCCAACCATTCTGGAAGGTGCAGAACTTGGAAGCAGATCACCCGTGTGGCACAATATCGGCGTATGGCTCGACGAATACTTGCTAGGCCCAGAATTGATCAATACGCTCAGGTTTCGATTAGCTACGAGAGATGCCAAGATGTTGGTCACGTTTACTCCTATCGACGGTTGGACTGAGGTCATTAAAGAGTATCTTGACGGGGCATCCATCGTGGAATCTAGACCTGCGGAACTGCTCAAGGGTGAGCTTGTGCCATACATCCAGAGGTCAAAGAAGCGCAATGCCAGCATCCACTACTTCCACTCTCAGGATAACCCATTTGGAGGCTATGAGCGTATCAAGGAGGCTCTTGAAGGCAGGACACGGGAGGAGATCCTCATTCGTGCTTACGGAGTCCCTGTGAAGTCTCAGGCGACCAAATTCCCTAAGTTCAACACTGCGGTCAACGTCATTTCCAACGACAAGATTCCTACGGAGAACATCACACGGTATCAGATTATTGACCCTGCTGGTGCAAAGAACTGGTTCATGTGCTGGGTTGCGGTTGACGAGACTGGAACATACTACGTCTATCGGGAGTGGCCTAGCGTGGATGTTGGTGACTGGGCTGAGTGGAAGAGCGGCAAGTGGGTCGCTGGTGAAGCGGCAAAGGGTCTTGGCTATGGCATCCGTGATTACGTCGAACTGATTCAAAACTACGAAGAGGGTGAAGAGATATTTGACAGATTGATCGACTCTAGGCTAGGTGCTGCTAGGTATCAAGCATCTGATGGTGCTTCCTCGATTATCGAAGACTTAGCTGAGATGGAAATCATCTGCAATCCAGCATCTGGTCTTGATATTGAAGAAGGACTACAGGCGTTGATCAGTAAGATGAGCTACGATACCAGCAAGCCATTGGATTCAGTAAACCGCCCGCACTTTTACATCTCGCAAGACTGTGAGAATATCATTCGCGCACTTGCTGAATACACTGGAGATCAAGGACTTAAAGAAGCATGGAAAGATCCTATTGACGTTCTGCGTTATGCTGCCATTGCTGACTTGGATCACGTTGACGCTACAAAATCACAAATAACAAAACAAGGAAATGGTGGATATTAACTGCTGGAAGCAAGGAGACATTGTCGAGAAGTTGGAAGTAAAACCAGCCGAGGCAAAAGCATTTCGTGATGAGTTCCTAATCAAGGGCGTTCACTGGGATAAGAACGGAGCGACGATCTATTGGACTGACCATGCGATGTGGATGTTCAAGAAGCACCTTGCCGAGCCTGTGGCTAGCAAGACTGAGATCGAAGTGTTCATCGTAGGCCCAGCACAGAACCCAAGGTTTGTCTATGGCGATCTTGACGGCACACGCATCCCGATTGAATGCTCACAAAAGGATTCCCAACGCATCGTCAAGAAAACGGTCACGGTATCGGTCAGAGAAGAGAACGGAGAATTTTACTACAGCTATAACCTATGAAATCATCAGAAGAAGAAGAAATGTCAGAATCAAGCAACGAGGAAATCATGGAGGGTGAATCGCTCATCTATGCATCCACTGAGCCTGATGTCCCATCACTACGAAATGCCTACGACAATTGTTTATTGCAGCTCGATGAATACTTTGAGGTTTGCAGACGGAGCTACGATGACCGCAGAAACATCTGGGATGGAAAGACCCAAGACCTTCGTAAGAATGGATCAAATGCGTTTCCTTGGGATGGCGCTTCAGACATGGAGGTCAATGTCATTGGTGAGAGAATCGATGCGTTCGTATCTATCCTAGATCAAGCATTAACCAGAAGTCATATCAAGGCATTCCCAACAAGCACTACGTCTATTCCACGGGCGGCACTGGTCTCCTCATTCCTTAAATGGATGAAATCAAGCTACATCCCTGACTTCAAGAATCAGATGGAACTGGGAGCCAACTACCTGCTTGAGAAGGGCATCATGGTCAGCTATGTTGGATGGAAGCGCGAGAAGCGCACGTTCTTGCAGGACGTATCAATCGATGAGCTAGCACAGGCATCCCCTGACATGGCAGAGTTGATCATTAACGCCACGGATGATGCTATGCTGATTGACATGGTGATCCAAGCGTTCCCCCACATGACTGCCAAGAGAGTTCGCAAGTTCCTCAAGGAGATTCGCAAGACTGGCAAGGCAAGTATCCCTATCCCCCGTATGTCGATTGACTGCCCATTCGTGCACTCCTGTGCGCCTGATGGTGAGGTTCTGTTTCCCCCGTATGTCGTAGACCCACAGGCAGCACCTTACGTCTTCTGGAGGACGTTCATGACCGCTCAGGAGCTTGAGAAGAAAGTGACCACCGAAGGTTGGGATGAGGAATGGGTGGACGATGCTATCGACAACCTAAGAGGCAAGGATTCGTATTACTTGGATGGACAGAAGGTTAAGAAGTATACCAACCTGCCTATCTCAAACGACACTGACCTCGTGATGGTTGTCTACGCATATCAACGTCTGATCGACGAGGATGGTGCTGAGGGTATCTACTGCACGGTGTTTAATCCGAACGTGGATGGTTACGCAAAGAATGAACTGCTCAATGGCTATGATGAATATCCATTTGTCGTCACTCGTCTTAGCAACAATCAAAAGCGAATGTATGAAGTTCAGACGTTCCCTGACATCCTTCGTGGGGCGCAGTTGCAGATCAAGACCGAGAGAGACAGTCGAATTGATAGAGCTAGCTTGGCTACCCTGCCACCTATTATGCACCCCGCTGGTAGACCTCCATCTGACTGGGGGCCGGGACGTAGAGTGCCATATAGACGTTTGGGTGAGATAGCATTTGGCCCTATCCCTCCATCTGACAATGGATCTATGGAAATTGAGTTGTCCATGAATGCACAGGCAGACAGGGCAGTCGGACTCGACATGAGCAGTCCTATCTCAAGCGTTCGCCAGCAGTTCTTTGTTAACAAGTATCTGGATCACGTCAAGGATGTCCTCGGCCTTGCATGGAAGCTATTCCAACGCATGGGGCCAGATGAGATCTTCTTCCAAGTCACGGGTAATCCAAACCCACAGACGATGACCAAGGGATCACCAGACGAGAACTATTCGTTCAGTGTTTCGTTCGATTCGCTCAGTGCAGATCCAGAGAACGCAGAGTCACGCATGAAGCAAATTGGAAGCCTTGTGCAGTTCGACCGCAATGGACGTATTGACATGGACAAGTTCCTTGAATTTGCCGCTATGTCTATCGACCCAGTGTTTGGTGACTATGTTCTCCAGCCTGCCGAGGAAGCTACCGCAAAGGTTCAAAAACAGGTCACGGATGACTTAGCTAAGATCTATGCTGGTATCGAAATGCCTGCCCAACCTAATGGCGCACAGATTGCAATGCAGATGCTTCAAGCATACGCGCAGCAGCCTGACGTGGCTAATAGAGCGCAGCAGGACGAAGCATTCGGTCAACGCCTCCAGAAGTACGCAGAGCAATATCAGTTCCAAATGCAGCAAATGCAGAACGCTCAGATCGGGCGTATTGGCACTGCTCCAGCACAGATGGGTGGAATGGAAACTCAAGGAATGAACCAGTAACAATATGATACCAGTACCAACACTACCAGAAGCAGTCTCTATCCTAGTAAACAACGAGGAGTTCAAGGTATTCTTGAGCTTTCTAGAGGATGAGCGTGAAGTCTTCATCGCCAATCTGAGACAGGCAGAAAACCCGAACGAAGTAATGAAATTGGCAGGTTCGATTTCTACACTTGACGAGATTCTACAATTCGTTAGTATGAGTTCGTCCAAGTAACGCTGTCACGTTGATTTGGGGTTTGTCATGGTAACGCGCCCTAGTAGTTAAATGCTGCTAGGGCGTTTTCCGT